TCTAACTCTGTATTTGGATTGGATGCATCAAATGGTGGTACATTATCAGTAGGTTCTTCTTTAGCACAATTCGTTGTAGCATTCCAAGAAGGATTTGATGGTATGAACCCTGCAACTCCAATATTGACTGGAGCAGATATTTTGGCAGGTAATTCACAAGGATTTAATTTATCAACGGTAACTGCTAGTGGTTCTGTAGCATACGCTAAACATATCGCAGCATTATCAAATGTTGACGAGTTTGATATCAATATGGTAGTAACTCCTGGTGTTATTAGAAGATTACACCCATCAGTAGCAACTTCAGTATTGGATATGGTTGAACAACGAAATGATTGTTTCTACATTTTAGATACAACTGCGTATAATGATTCAATTTCATTAGCAACCGCTCAAGCTTCGGCAATTGATTCAAATATGGTAGCAACTTACTATCCTTGGGTTAAGACTATTGATGTTAATACAAACAAACTAATCACAATCCCACCATCAGTATTATTACCTGGCGTATTCGCAGCAAACGATAGAGTAGCAGCAGAATGGTTCGCACCAGCAGGTTTGAATAGAGGTGGTTTAGTAGGAGCAGTTAGTTTGTTGAACAGATTAACACAATCTGAAAAGGATGAACTATACGAAAACAAAGTAAACCCAATCGTTCAGTTCCCTGGACAAGGTATCGTAGTATTCGGACAAAAAACATTGCAAGATAGACCATCTGCATTGGATAGAATCAACGTAAGAAGATTGTTGTTGACTGTTAGAAAGTTTATTGCATCTTCATCTAGATATTTAGTGTTTGAACAAAATACTTCTGAAACTAGAAATCGATTCTTAAACATCGTTAATCCATATTTGGATAGTATCCAACAAAGACAAGGACTTTACGCATTCAGAGTTGTAATGGATGATACTAACAACACACCTGATGTGATTGATAGAAACATATTAGCAGGAGCTATCTTCTTACAACCAACTAAAACTGCTGAATTCATTCAAATTGATTTCAACATTTTACCAACTGGAGCAAGTTTTAGCGGATAATTTTAAAAAACAATATTTATAAGTAATAAACATTAAATATATACACAAATGCCAGAAATATTAGAGTTTGACAAGATGTTCTACAGAAATTTTGAACCCAAATTGGGGAATAGATTTATTATGGAAATCAATGGTATTGAATCATACATCATCAAAACTGCAAGTAGACCAACATTTACTTCGGAAATAGTTGAATTAGACCATATCAACGTAAAGCGTAAGATAAAGGGAAAATCAACTTGGGATGATATAACTATATCTCTTTATGACCCAATTGTTCCATCTGGAGCACAACAAGTTATGGAGTGGGTTAGAAGTTCACATGAATCATTGACAGGTAGAGATGGGTATGCAGCTTTTTATAAGAAAGATATCAATTTCTTCTTATTAGGTCCAGTTGGTGATAAAGTAGAACAATGGACTCTTAAAGGAGCATTCATTACTTCGGCAAACTTTGGTGAATTGGATTGGGCTTCAAACGACCCACTATCGATAGAATTAACTTTAACTTATGATTACGCAATTCTTGAATACTAATCTTTAATTGTAAACTTTAAAATAACTAAAATGGAGTGTAGAAATACATTCCATTTTTTTGTTTTATATATACTTATAATTAAACAAAATGTTATTATTTATGGAACAACAAAACGTAGAACAACAGGTTACTAGAGGATTAGGTGCAACGCCTTCTCATGAGCAAAAAAATTATCCATTCCCAACGGAGGTTATCAGTTTACCATCTAAAGGATTGTGTTATCCAGAATCATCCCCATTGGCTAAAGGAGAAATTACGATTAAATTAATGACGGCAAAGGAAGAGGATATCCTTACTTCTCCTAATTTAGTTAAAAAAGGAATACATTTAGATAAACTTTTAGAATCAGTAGTAGTTGAACCTGGAGTAAATGTACATGATTTATTAATAGGTGATAAAAATGCTATTTTGATATCATCCAGAGTGTTAGCGTTCGGACCTGAATATGAAGTTACAATTAATGACCCTAACGAAAATGAACCTGTAAAGGTAGTAGTAGATTTATTAAAAATTCAAATCAAAGAAATTGACGAAAGTTTACTATCAAGACATAATGAATATGATTATACGTTACCTATTTCTAAAACTCCTATAAAGTTTAGATTATTAACACATGGTGATGAACTTGCAATAAATAAAGATATAGAAGCTTTACAAAAAACTACAAAGGGAAGTAATGAAATCACATCCAGATACAGAAGAATTATTACAGAAGTAGATGGTAATAGGGATTTAGGATATATTAGTAACTTTGTTACAAATAGATTATTAGCAGGAGATTCCAAAACATTGAGAAAAGAGATTGGTAAAATTAGTCCAGATTTAGATTTAAAATTTGATTACGAATCACCTTTTACAGGAGAAAAGGAGGTTCTTCGTATCCCATTCGGGGTCGACTTTTTTTACCCTTCCGAGTAATTATTCCATAGTATTACATCAAAAACTATTTCAAATGGTTTATTATGCTAATGGTGGATTTAATTGGCATGATGTATATTTTATGCCCATTAAATTACGGGAGTTCTATTGGAGAGAATTATTGAAAGCAAAAGAAAGTGAAAGTGAAGCAATGAATAAAGCTACAAGTAAATCTCAATCAAATAATTCTTCTAAAATAAGAAGAAGATGATATTTATATAAGAATAAATAATAGAACTATCATGTCTAAAAAAATAAAAATAACAGAAGCCGGTTTAATGGGATTTTTCAAAAGTTTTTTTCGAGCTAAATCCGATGGAAAAGAAAGTGAGTGGTTATCATCATTAAGAGATAAAAGTCCAGAACTTGCGGATATTTGGAAAGATTATGATGATAAAATTTCTAAAAGTACTGATTGGAATAGGCACATGATGATGAAGTATGGAGGAGGAGATACTAAACATCTTGATGATTTTCAAAAAAAATACGGTATAAAGTAATTTATATATTAAATGTCAACACCCAATCAGGACCAACAGGATAGATTAGCGTTACTTCGAGAAATCGAACTCGTTAATGCTCGTATTCTCGAAATGAATAGAGCTGCCGCTACTGCGTCTGGAGAAGAAAGGACAAATTTAGAAAGTAGAATAGCGCAGCACGAATTAATTCTCCGAGCAAATCGTGAAGAGTTGGCTGTTTTAAATTCTCTCAAAAAACTAACAAAGGAGAATTTAACAAATTTTGATTCCATAGATGATACATTATCTAGTATCGGAAATACACTCCAAAACAATTCCGCTTTACAAAACACATTTAATACTAAATTAGATGCTGCAAAAAATACATTAAGAAGTGTAGCAGCTGCAGTTGAATCAGGTACGTTTGATGATAGACAACTAAAACATATCGATGCAGCGGGTAAAGCATACGCTGAAATGAATACTTCAATAGCAACTGCAGCTAGTAATTTACAAAATGGTAGAATATCACAACAAGAATATAATGAGATAGTAAAACAATCTGTAAAATCATTTGATGACCTATTATCTGCAATAGATACCAGTACTCAAGCGGGTAAAGATTTGGTAAAGACATTTATAGAGGGTAGGGCGGAAGTGGAATCCTTTGTAAACGCTGCAGAAAGAAGTACCGCAGCATTAGATACTATGAATGGAGCAATAGACCAATTAGGAAGTAGTGGTATTCCGTTGGCTAAAGAATTTAGTAATGCGTTAGGAGGGATTGTTAATGAGGGTAAATTGGGTAAAGCAGCATTGGCTGCATTAGGAGCAGCAGCTGGAAAATTGGCGTATGATTATTTTGGGGCTGGAACCAAAGCTAGTGTTAAATCAGCAAATGATGTAAAACAAGCTCAAATTGATGGTGCATTTGCTGTAGCTACAGCTCAAAATGAATTAGCATTTGCCGCAGAACAAGCCGCTTCGGATTTTGGCTTCCAATTACAAAGTATGGCTGCTCCATACTATCAAACTGGTCAAGAGTATATTCAGCGTGGACAAACTGGAGCGTTACTACCAGCTCAACAGCAACAATTACAAGCTATGAGAGCGCAAGCCCGTCAGCAACAGGCTAGGGCTGGAACGACTACTGGCACTATGGCTGCTCAATCTGAAGCCGCCATTGCTCGTCAATCTGACCTATTCCGTCAACAGTTAGTTGATTACGGATTTAAACTTACTGGCATTGGTGACCAAATTACTAAAGGCGCTA